GATTATAGACTCCAGACATGCTTCTCTTCTAAGGCGAATTGACAACCCTGAACAAAGTCTCTATCTTCTTCTGTTAAAACTCCCCAGCAATAAGTAATTCTATCTAAGAATAAATCTACTGTTGCTGGGGCTTCAATATGCATATTTCTTTTCATCATTTCTTCAAGAATCTGCATACGAAGTTCTATTTGCTTTCTTAATTTCATACAAAATGGTTTATCAAACCTGATACTAATATAAAGACTGCTATGCCGTTAAGCAAAACTAATGCTCGGTCTTTCCATAGCAGACCTACCCAAAGCCAACCTGATACTCCAACTAGGGATAAACACAGGTCAACGAATGGAAATTGTTGTGTTGAGCGAAATGCAAATGCGCACAGTAGAATAACACTAGCTACCCATTTAACATACCAAGATAAATCTTGTTTAGGAGTTGCACTCTTGTATATTCTCTTGCTGTTCTCTATTTCTTCTTTCGTGTATTTCATTTAATTCCGCTATTCTTTTATACAGACTATATATTTGTTTAGTCTGTTCTTGAACTTGTAGTTTTAGTACTGCAACTTCATTTTTTAACTTTTCTTCTACATAACTTGCGTGTTCTACTGTCAATCTACTCTCCTCACTACTTGAGGAATTATCTTTCCTGCTCTAATTACTTCTATCTTGCAACCCAACTCTAAGTTAAGTGCTTCGATAATTGACTTATTATGTAGTGTAGCCTTTGATACTGTCGCTCCCTCGATGTCGATTGGGTCAAAATGGGCAACTGGTGATACTGCACCTGATTTGCCTACTTGCCATGTTACATCTTGGAGGACAGTAACTACTCCTGTTTCCTGTTTTTTAAGGGCAAATGCGCCTCGGGGATGATGACTTGTATAACCTTTAGCATCAAAACTATTGTTCATAGCTATACGAAATACGGAGCCGTCTTGTGGAAATTGAGAGTAGTCACTATCAATGGCTGTATCGAAACCGAGATTTGATATAAACCTCATGTCAGATACATAGTTGTCTGTTATATAGGGAGATACTCCATGTGCGACAAAGCTTAACTCTCTTGTGGCAAATTCCTTGCTGTCTTTGAGGTTTAGCGCACCCGCCGCATAGTTCCTTGCATTGGGTATCTCTTTGGGAGCTACTACTTCTCCCGAAATCTGTACTACTTCGTTGTAGTTTATTTTGTTCGGCACTAGTGTGCGAATAAGATATGTAATGTCTAGTCCTTCTGTTCCGTCACCTCTTGTAAGTGCTTTTTGAAATTCTCCTCCACCATAAATCATACTGATTGCAGCTCCATCTAGTTTTGGAGTCACAATAAAGTCGTCGTTTCCCCAATTTGGTGGGGAATCGACGCCTTGTATTACTTTTTGGAGGGAGAACAAAGGGAACAAATGCTTGTATCTGCGTTCATACGAACTTTTATAACCGATACTTTCTTCTGTAACCATTGTCACAAGATAGTCAAAAATCTCATCTGACATGATTGGACTACCTTGGTAGTACGCCTCTTTTGCTGTCTTGATAAGATTTTCTAACATTTATATATTATACTAAAAATTTAACCATTTGTCAAGAACTATTTTCCGATATGTTCCACGTCATCTTTCGGAATGACTTGGTACGCACCTTTATTATAGGCGATTGAAACTGTATAATTCTTACTAACTTCCTTCTTATATGAAGTGTCTTTTGGAGGAGAATACTCCCCCATAGGCATACTAGGATATTTTTCTCTATGTTTCTTGGCAGCCTCTAAAATAGGTGAGGAGGGCAGGGTATGATCCTGCACTAACGGGACAAATGCCCGCTGTCCTGACCCATTAGACGACCTCCTCTTGCGTGGGGTCTTTTTTCTTTTGCGACCATATTGGTCATAATTCATACTTCCTTTTATAAACATATAATATATTATACAGATATTTTAAGGATTTGTCAAGAACTATTTTTAAGTAAGGTAAATTTGGTCTAAAATTTCTTTAAATTCCTCTTCTAAAATACTTTTACTTTCTGCAAGTGATAATATTTCAACTAATCCTATAAAAATTTCTTGAACATTTTCAATATCAATAGGCATGGTCACACCCTCCTTTGAAGGCAACCATTCTTCATCAAAATCTAAATAGTATTTTCGGAGAGAAAGGTACTCAACACCCCTAAAGGTATTGATTACTAAACGGAGTTGCTCCGTATCTCCTTCTGTAATGACTCTCTCATATTTTGTTGGTGCACTTAAATCAATCATTTTTAATTATCCTATTCATTGGTACAATGCTAGTCACATTGTTAGGTAATAATAGACGATACGAGTCCGTGTCCCAGCAAAATAAGAGGACTGTGTCTTTCGACTCTTTAGCACGATTTTTCTTTTCAGCTATATAAGGTGTTGAAAAGTCTGATGTGCATATATTGTATTTTAATTTTCTACTGTTTTTACTTCTGTAAGTGATGACAGCATCTCCTGCTTCATCTAATTTTCTTTTAAATTCATCCTTTGTCATGTTTCCTCCAATTTTATCTAACAAATGATTATTTGAATTGTAAAATTTTTGGTCACATCTTATGGATGCAAAAAACTAGGGCATCCAAGGATACCCTAGCTAAATTATCTTAACTTAATTGTTTAGATTATTTACTACAGTTGTAAAGTATACTGCTGCTTTACCAGTTAGTTTTGAAATGATTGCCTCATCAATATCCTGACCTGCATCACTCAAAGCGCTTGATAATGATGACTGTGCATCAGCAACGCTTACTCTACCACCGCCACTTGAGCCATTAGAACTTCTTGCTGCTGGTGTTTTTCTTACATATACGCCTGCCTTTGTAAGAATCATTCTAACACCATTAGGAGATTCTTCTAATTGCTCAGCGATGTCTGCTACTATCTCCATACTATTTTCTGGAGTTGGTTCTTCACCGACATACATGTCGATTGCTTCCTGTTTTTTCTCGTCTGTCCAAGACATACTTTTTCTCCTTGTTGTTGAGCCAAATCGTGACTTATATTCTTCTATAGTCTTGGTATTTCTGTAACCAGGTGCCCACCCAGTTGCTGTTACCATTTGCATATAAAATCTGTCACTCATTAACTATTTCCTAAAATATAATTATATTATACAAAAATATTAAGGGTGTGTCAAGAACTATTTTTCATTTCCTTATGAAAAATGTCTTTTGATTGCCTCTAACTTATCTTCGGCCTCTGCTAATTTAGCAACCTGCAACTCGATAGCTTCTACAATTTCTGGGTGTTCCCCTATTCCCACAGAATTTCTTTGAAAAGTGAGAATATTAGCTTTATGAACTTCTATTTCTCCTTCTAATTTTTTGCATAATGCACTTAGTAAGTAATTCATTTTTTACTCCTTGGGAAGTTATCCCACCTATAGAATTTTTTAGTATCTGAATCGTAGAACCAGCCTTTGTATTTTTGATTTTTATTCTCAGATTCCACATACTTTTCTGGGGGGTACTGAGTTGGACTACTAAACATTCCATTTTGTTCTAATAATTTCATATACCAAATTGCCACTATATCTTTTTTATACCTAAAACATAATTTTCAGCACAGTCTTCTGCCCAAGATTCACTCTTGGTTGGATACCACTCTGTCATTACTATTTTGTTATCTACATAAAAACGGCAACCAAAATCACCGTTCTTCTTTACAACGTCTGCTCTTAAATTTCCATCAACATATGTTGAATAATTATCCTCTACCATTTATTCCTAATACTCCTTTTACAAATCCATTTATGAATCTTTCTACTTTATCGTCAAAAATTAAAATCCAACTAACAAAAGGAAACATAATAAAAAATATGACAAATGTCACTAAAAAGGATATGATAGGACTTTTTACAACAATGTTGTTTCTATCCAGTTCTTTTATTATCTTATAACTCGGATAGTAAATTACTGCCATTGCTGTTATTACTCCTCCGATATAAAATGCTACAAATACTTCAAATAAATTTAATTCCATACTGCTCCAAATGTCTTAGACTTCCCAAGTCATAAGCGAGCTGAACGGAATATCTTCCAGCATATTCTAAATGCGGAAAAAATGTGTCACTTAAATCTGTACACTCTATTGTATATATTAGATAACATTTGCAACCATATCTATCTTCATAGTTTATGTTTGTCTGTTCCTTTATTATTTTTGCAGGATAATTCTTACGAATTGCCCATACAATTTCTCCCTTGTCAAAACTTTCTGCTACACACTGCTCAGGGAGCATTGCTTTACGAATACCCTCATAATCAGTTGCAGCTAGTTTCATTGGAATACCTACTCTTTCTATAATATTTTTCACAAATGATGGTGAACGATATATAGATTGAGCAATACTAGAAACATTGAATCCTTCGATATACATTTGAGCTACTGTTTTAACTTCGTCCTCACTCGCAGGTTTACCTTTGTTCATGGTGCGTCGTTTTTCACGAAACTCCATTGTATCACGCCAGTCATCTATGATTTTTTGAAGTCTGGTCGTGTTATACCTAATATTCAAAATTCCACAGGCTTCCTTTTTCGTGATTGGATTATCCGCCTCTAGTAGTGATACTACATGTTGTATGTTAGTATCTGTTAGTTTTTCATGTGATTTACTTTTTATTGCCATCTTCACTCCCTAATAATATGATTGCATAGTGAATTATTTTCAATAAATCGTCTCTATTTTTTCCGTTTTTCTTACCATATCTTTGAGCATACTTAATAATGTTTCCAATACAGAAACCTTCTCCATGCCCTGCATCTACAATAAATTCAGTGGATTGAATTTTATTCATGGAGTAGTGAGCATCATATGTTTTTATAATATGATTACTAACCATATTCATTATTTCATCTTCTTTAAACTTAAATTTACTCACTAAATACTTTCTCCAATTCAGTGTATCCACCTATTTTTGTACCATTTACTATTATCTGTGGAAAAGTTCTAGCAGTAGGAAATTCAGCCATAAATGCCTTTGCATCGAAGTCCTCTCCGAGCATAAGGTATCTTACTTCAGCACCTTTCATTTCTGCTAAGTTCTTTGCCATAGTGCAATATGGACAGTTTGGTTTGCTATAAATTGTTATTTTCATGTGTTATCCTTATCTGTATACTTAACATCAGATTTGTTAAATCTTCTTTGTTTTTGTTCATGGACTAACATACTAGATTCCCAAGCAAAAATACCTGCGAGTATAGTAAATATAATTCCTATTATATAATCCATTACTTTGCTGTTATTCTCCTATCTGTCCAAGCAAGTCCTTCGTCCCACCAATCAGGTTGAGAACGATGAGACCACGTGGCGAATGTTGCTTTGTCTGTATGGTAATACAAACGATATGAACCAATGACATCATTTTCATCTTTTAGTTCATCTGGCATAGCCATGCCAAAAGGAGTGAGTCCCTTGCGGGGCATATTCTTAGGTTCTGGCAGTTTATTGACTACTTCAATCACTGACTTGTGTAATTTGCCATAACGATAGTTGTACTCGTCATTTAAGGCATTTGCGTAACAATGAACCCACTCAAAATTATCGAGGCTAGACCTAGTCCATATCGTGCAAGGATGATTGTACATCATTGGC